CGTCAGGCGGCTCTGCTACGATGGAGGCAACTGAGGTAAACAAATGACCGACATTGCACCAGAACCTACATTAAACGAACTTAATCCTACATTTACCGTGGGAGACTTTGATTACGAATCTAAATTAGCAGAAGACTTGTATATCAATCGCACTGATTTGAACGAAGAGTTCGTACGTCATCCAGAGCGTTTTGCTTTTTATGCTACATGCTATGAGCTAGCAGCAGCTAAAGCAGAAAACTATAAAACAAATCTCAACAGATTGTATGCTGTATTGGACCACGAGAAACGCAGTGAATTGGCACTGGCTGGAGTTAAAACTACCGAGAAGATGGTAGAGAACAGTGTAATCACAGATGACCGCTACGTTGCCCTACAAGATGCATATCTGGAGGCACAGAAGAATGCTGCTCTTCTGAAGGCTGCTATGGTTGCTATGCAGCATCGTAAGGATATGTTAATCCAGCTAGGTAGTGCTGCTCGTGCTGAGATTCAGGCAGATATTAGGATTAAAGAGGCGCACGCAAAATCAGGTGCTCCGACTTGACAAAATCGCATAGCATGGCATAGTAATGGTTCAAGGCTACCAACTGGTAGAAACTAGAACAAACAAGGAGAAACAACAATGGGATTAGATTTAGATAAACTACGTAAAACAGCTCAAGAACTACAGGCAAGAATGTCCCGCGGTGGTGGGCCATCGATGAAGTTCTGGAAGCCGGCAGATGGTAAGAACGTTATTCGCGTGCTTCCCCCTTGGACCGATGAAGGACCTCTAGCAGGTCAATTCTATCGTGAAGTCCATCAACATTGGAATGTAACTGAGGGCGGTGGACCAGTTCTTTGTCCAAAGAAGACCCCAGCAGCTTCTGATGAGAAGGATTGTCCAATTTGTGACTTTGTAGATCAGCTTCGTGCTCGTAAGACTGATGTAGAAGCACAAGAAATGGCGAAGAGTCTTCGTGCTAAGGTTGCATACCTTATGTCCATTGTAGACATGAATGATTCGGTTTATACGGCTAAGGATGTAGTAGAGTGGAAGAAGGAACGTCCTGATTCAGATTGTCCTTTTGAAGCTGGTGATGTAAAGGTACAGTGCTACGCAGCAACTTCTACGATTGCAGATGCAATCATGAATATCATAATCTCTAACGAGATGGATATCACTGACCTGGAGGTTGGACACAATATCGTTATCACCAAGATTCCAAACAAGGACAAGCTCAAGACACGTTACACCGTAACGCCTGACTTGAAGAAGAGCAAGGCTCCTATTACTGCTGAGTATCAGCTTCCTGATTTGAGCAGAGTTGGAAAGGTTCAGTCTTTCGACGATATGATTAAGCTTCTTAGCGAGGGACCAGCTGCATCTTTTAGTGCTTTGCTTCCAGCTAGCACTACAAAGATTAGCAATGGCGATGTTTCATGGGTGAGTGGTGACGACGATTCAGGTGACCTAGCCGACGAAATGAGACGTCAGCTAGACGCTTGAGATTCGCATGAACGTAGATAAGAAGGCTCATGGCTGCATAGCTGTGGGCCTTTCTTTTTAGAGGACAGGTGTAACATGGGTCAAAAGGCAAATACAAAGCTCAACAGGAATAACTTTTCGAATAAGCAAGATGCTATAAAAGCAGCACTTGCTAAGATCAAAAAGGATCATGGGGAAGACGCAGCTAGTCTATTCAGTGATAGACCACTACAAAATATAGAAACCATAAGTACAGGAAGTCTTACACTAGACGTAGCTCTTGGCGTTGGTGGCTATCCTCGTGGTCGTATCATAGAAATCTATGGTCCAGAAGCGTCTGGAAAGACTACTCTCGCCTTACATGCTATTGCAGAAGCACAGAAGCGTGGAGGTGCTGCGGCATTTATTGATGCAGAACATGCATTAGACCCAAAGTATGCAGCAGCTTTGGGCGTTAAGATGGATGAATTAGTAATCAGTCAGCCTGACAACGGTGAGCAGGCTCTTAGCATTGTAGAGACTCTGGTGACTTCAGGAGCCCTCGACATTATCGTGGTGGACTCGGTAGCGGCCTTGGTGCCGCAAGCCGAGATAGACGGCGATATGGGCGACCATCATGTAGGAACACAGGCTCGTCTCATGAGCCAGGGTTTGCGTAAGTTGGCTGGTTTAGTTTCTAAAACCAACACAATTCTGATCTTCATTAACCAAGTTCGTATGAAGATTGGTGTTATGTTTGGTTCGCCAGAAACTACTACTGGTGGAAATGCTCTCAAATTCTACGCCTCTCAACGTTTAGATGTTCGTAGAGTCGGTACCATAAAGAAAGGTGAAGAATCCATCGGCGGAAGAATTAGAGTTAAAGTTGTGAAGAACAAGGTAGCTCCACCATTCCGTCAGGTAGAATTTGATGTCCTTTTCGGAAAGGGTATCAACTACTACGGTGAGCTTGTTGATACTGGCGTTCTATTAGGCTTGGTTGAAAAGTCTGGCTCCTGGTATTCATTGGCTGGTGACGATGGTCAGCGTATTGGACAAGGACGCGATAACGCTGCATCTTTTCTTGCAGAGCATCCTGATTGTGCTAGGTCATTAGATGATGCTATCCGCAAGCATTACAGCTTAAATCCTGCTGTGTTTATTACCGGCGAGGATGATGATGTAGCAGAAGAGGATTATCAGAGTGATTGCTGAAGATATAACTGAGTTGAGTGTTGAGTTAGTTGCACTTCTAAAGAAGTTGTCTAATCAAAAGAACTCAATTCGTGATTGTGTGGGTGAACGACATGATTGGGTGAAAGCAGGATGCCCAATCTTACGAAAGAAAAGCAATGAAAACAACCCATCTTCTACGACTGAACCTGTTGAGGATAAATGAGTGGCGTACTGATAGACGAGTTACTGGTCTTTTCTGATCATCACGGGCATCCGTTCAGCTATGGATCTAAAGAGGTTTTATTACCAACAGACCTCTTTAGATCCACTTCTGATGTGCTTTATAACTCTAGACTTATAGAGTCTTGTAGAGTCATAAAGCAGATGGAAGAATATGCACGTAAGAACAATATAAAGAGTGCAGTTTTTTGCGGCGACCTCTTTCACACGCAAGAAGCTGTTCCTACAGAAGCATTCAATCTGACACTTAGGTCTATAAGATCGCTTGCCCAACAATGTAAGCTTTATTTACTAGTCGGTAATCACGACAGTGCAGATAGACTTGGACAGGTTCATTCGCTAGAAGCATTTAGATTGGTACCAAACGTTGAAGTATTTGGTTGGGACTCAAAATCACTGACTATAAATCATTCAGGACGTCTAGACACATACACAATGTGTTTTGTTCCATATTCTGATAGAAAGCAACTGATTAAGTCTACTATACAAGCGCATTCAACGGCAGGATGTGAACCACGTTTGTTATTTGCACATCTTGGTATTCAGGGAGCAAAAGTCGGTAGTGATTATGTGTTGATAAATGAAAATGACCTTAGTATAGACGATATACCGACTAAAGGTTTTGCAGGTTGTTTGTTTGGTCATTTTCATGAACACCAACAGCTGTTTCAAAATGGCTGGTATGTAGGAGCTACACATCATCATAATTGGGGCGATGTAAATACTAAGCGCGGGTTTTTACATGTGCGTGTCTACGTAGACTCTATAGAATTCGATTTCATCGAAAGCGATGCTCCTAGATTTCTAGCTCTTAATGAACGTGATTTAGAACAAGTTTCCATACGAGAAAAGGACTTTGTAAAGGTATTCACAGAAAAGAAAATGACAGATTCAGAAATCAAGAAAGTTCGATCTGCTGCTAAATCTGAAAACTGTGAGGTAGTATACGTACCGCCTGATATTAGGACTCAAATACATGAGTTGAACGATCAAAACCTATCTCCCACAGCGATGGTAGAGACTTGGGTAAAGGCACATAGTGATTGGTTGAAGGAGCATCTTCCTGAAGTTAATCATACCGAACTTGTTGAATATGGAAAGAAAATACTGACAAAGGTAGAAAATGTCTAACGCAAAAGCACCTTCACCGTCTCAGAATATTGATGTGCATTTCTGGCAAACACGAGTGCCGAATGAATGGAAAGCCAGAGTAGTTCTTAGTACGAAATCACATGTAATAGGTCCAGCATCTATAGCAGCAGTTATCATGAATGTAATGAACTTAGTTCGTGTAGAAGCTATGTATGCAGATATCAAAGTTCATGGACTTGATTTAACAGCCGAAGACCCAAAGCCTATGATGCATGAACGTAGAACTTCTCTTCAAGCTGGTTTGCGCAGAAGCATCGATGAAGTTTTGCTTTGCGGCTATCCAGATGAACAATGTGCTTGTGGACACCGTGGGTGATATATGACTGAGCGTATAGATATAGTTAGTACTAATAACACTAGAGTAATCGATGTAATGGCAGATGTTGATATAGATGTTCAAGAAAATCCTGCGGATTTCTCTGAACTCATAGNGTTGGTTATTGCACGTACGAAGGGCCACGCTAACCTGCCTCCAGGTAGTTACAACGTTCGATTGTTGTGTGTAATAACCGAAAATGAAGGCTCAAATGTGGACAAGGCTAGTTAACTTTTTATGTAGTTTTCTGGTTAAAAGCTTTCCTGGGCGTTCTAGACTTCTATAAGTTGACGGTCGGCCGCCGCATAAAGAGTATCCTGATAAAGAGTTGGTAACGAAGATTTTTAAGGCGGTATGACATGAGTGATGCAATTTCAGCAGCCTATCGTGAGCAAGAGCTTGCAGATCGTAGAGAACAGATGCTCAAATATACAGATAAGCTAAAAGAAGTTCGAGATAAAATCGAGAAGCTTCGTAAGGAAGAAACAGAACTTTTAGCTAAGATTGATGCCTTCATTAAGTAAGTGGTACTATGGAGTTTGAAGAAATAACAATTGAAAACTTCGGTACTATTGAGCACATCACATTAGCGCTCAATACGCCAGGCATGATTCTTATCACCGGGCTTAATAAAGACGCACCTAAAGCAGATAGCAACGGAGCAGGCAAAAGCTTGCTGTTGGATGCTATCTGTTGGTGTTTGTGGGGTGAGACTGTTCGTGGTCTTACTACAGATTCTGTAATCCGTCGTCAAGTCGGCAAAGACTGTGCTGTTACATTGAAGTTTTCTGACGGTGATACTAAGTATATCGTTTCTCGTCATCGTAAGGATACACGTATCGACAAACCTAACGATTTGAGGCTCTTTATCAATGGTGTCGAAAAGACCAAGAAGATGAAAAACCTACAGGAAAATATCAATCAAATAGTAGGTTTTGATTTTGATACGTTTTGTGTGATGATGCCTGGCACAGGTGTTAACGCTGCGACGATGACAGATTCTAAAATCAAAGAACATCTTGAAAAGCTGATGCAAACAGAGCAGTTAACTGCTGCGTATAGTGCAGTGCGAGAGCGCTTGAGAGCATTGGAAGCGGAAAAAACAACACAACAAGCTTCTTACAATCGTTTGATGTTGTCTATTTCTTCGCTAGAGAAAGAAGTAGCTCAGTTACGTGAGCTAGAGCAAAGTTTTGCTAAGCAAAAGGCAGATAGTATAAAAGCACATACACAGCGCATAGAAGAATACAAGCGTGATATTTTTCTATGTAACGAAGAAATACAGAAGAAGCCAAAACTAGAGGCTGAAATCAAGCATTTCAAAGAAGAGGTAGATAAGTTACAAAATTACGTTACTAATGAAGTCATTAAGCCTGCAAAAGCAGCTATCAAATTAATCGAAGACGAAATCTCAACTCATGAAACAAGTATTTCGTTTTATGAGCTTACCAAGCGTAAGAATGATGAACGTCTGGCATCCATTAGTAAGCTAGGTGGACAATGTCCAACATGTGATAACGTAATTACTGAAGATCATATAAAGTCTTGTAGAGAAGTATATGCTCAAGAGCTTCAGAAATATGAAAGCTCTTATCTGTATGCAAAACAGCGCTTGAAAGAGTTAACTAGTGCTTTGAAGTCTGAACAAGCTAATTTAACTAGCAAGGTTAATTTCATTCGAGATATGATGGACATAAAGAATGGAGCCATCAAAGAGTTACAGCGTGCGCTAGATCAGATAATTACCAAGGAACAATTGAAGGCTATACTGGAGCGTGACTTAGCACGTGAGGAAGCTGCATTGCTTAAAGCTGAGACAGAACAACATAACTTTACTGATATATTCAAAGACAAGACTGAAAAAGCAGTACAACTTGCGCAAGAAGTGTGCCAAGTTTTAACTAAACAAAGAGAACTTGAAAAGGAAGAAAAGCTTTGTAAGTTTTGGGTAGATGGTTTCTCACCCGCAGGATTGCGTTCTTACATGTTAGACTTCGTAACACCTATTCTCAACGATCGTGCTGCGTATTACTCCAATCTCCTTACTGGTGGAGAAATGAAGGTAACATTCTCCACAAAGACAGTATTGAAGAAGGGTGGAGAAAAGGATCAGTTTCAGATCTTGGTTGAACAAAAGCATGGCGGTGATTTGTACAAAGGCACCAGTAAGGGCGAGAAGGCTCGTGCTGACCTCGTAATCGCAATGGCCTTAGGAGACCTGGCAACCTTCCGAACAGCCAAGCAGCTGCCTTGGCGCTTCTTGGATGAGCCGTTTGAGAACATCGACGACGCTGGTAATGAGGCAGTGGTGCAGTTATTAAACGACCAGAAATCTAGATACAAGACAGTTTTTGTGGTAACACATAAGCCTGCATTCAAAAAGTTATTTAACCAGAGAATAACTGTAGTCAAAGAGAATGGAATTAGTAGGTTATTCTATGAATAAGAAACAGGCTGAAAAGATTGCATTGCGTCTTCTAAATCATAAGGGTAAAACTCCCAGTAAAGATTTACTGCAATAATACTGATGAATATCGCTATCAAGATTTATCTAGCACTATCGATATTGTGATAGATCTGTATAAGATGGGTTTGATAGATATTAATGGAAAACTGAGAGTGGGATTTTGTACATGAAACAAGAAGTGATTGATGCACGTGGTGGAGACCACGTGCTGGTTCAAGGAAAGATTCTAAGGAATCTTATAAGAAGTAGAATCGGAACATACAGAGATCAATACAAAGCTCTCATGGAACGTATGAACAATGAGTTGCCAGATAAAGCAGCTGCTATTCCTCTTATGATCGCTTTGTATATTCAAGATAACTCTGTTAATGAACAAGCATTGTTTTTCCGCGCATGTATTGAACGTGCTGTCTGGTTGGATAAAGAAATAAGAGAATTAAACACGCTAGGTGCTACATTCACAGACGATGTAGTTTATCGTATCACTGTGGACGATGCTTCAAGGTTTGGTGTCTAATGCACAGATTGAGCTTAGTAGGCGTAAGTGGTCAAGCAGGTAGCGGTAAAGATACCATTGCTAATTACCTTTGTGAAGAATACCAATTCAAGAAAGTAGCCTTAGCAGATCCTATCAAACGCTTTGGCTATCATGTCTTCCATTTCTCTGAAAAACAATTGTGGGGTCCTTCAAGTGCCCGCAATGCTTTAGACAAGCGTTACAATGAAGAATATACTTGGGATGAAGCACAAAGTCGTTTAGAAGCATGGGGTCACCAATATGTTTGCGATATATTGGGTGACGATGATCCTTCTAAAACACAACCTGCTCACGCAGCTCTGATTCATTGGTTCTTTTGGTTAAAGAGAAGCTACTTTGGGAAGCTTTCACCTAGAATAATGCTACAAACGCTGGGTACTGAGTGGGGAAGAGAAGCAGTGAGCGAGAGTATATGGATGGATTACATGCTTAGAACAGCACGTAGTCTATTGCATGAAGACGGAACAACTAAGTTCTTAGACTATGATCCACTGAATGGTTGTATGGAAACAGAAAAGGATAAAACACCTCGTGGCATCGTAGTGTCCGATATTCGCTTTGAGAACGAGTTCAGACGTATTCGTGAGGTAGGTGGTGCAGTGATACGTGTGATTCGACCTGACACTGATGCTGGTGCTGCTACAATCGGCGTCGAAGGTCATGCTTCAGAAGCGCATGATTATTCCTTCGATGATTTTGATTTTATTCTTTATAACGAAGGCAGTTTAGTTGATCTATATCAAAATATAGATACTTACATGACAATCTACGATTCTACACATCATTGAGGAACATGAATACACGTACACTATACAGTAGCAATGTGTTAAAATATACAGCTTTAGGCACGGCTTGTGCTGCTGGATCGTGTCTAGTTATTGGTTATTTTGCTGCCGCTGTTGTACTTCTTGCTTTGACTTGCATTCAGGTAGGTATTTCTTATCTTCTATATAAGAAGTATCAAGATTATGTTGCATCGTTGAGAGAAGATACTACACAGATGGTTTTGCCAACCTATGAGGATTGGTGGGTAGACTAAGATGAGTTATGAAGCTAAGATATTAGCTGACTCTGTAGCTAGTAACGGCATTGATATGATTAGGCTTACAACCCTTCAAATAACAATGCCTCGTTTCATTCTAGCAGAGTTTAATACCCATAGAGTATTTTCTAGAAACTCCGCATCTAGTAGAGCTATTCCAGTAGATAAACGTATCTCAATGATAATGTCAGATCCTTTCATACCGGAAGCGTTCTGTGCTAATAAGAGAGGTATGGTAGCTGGAGAAAAGCTTGATCCGATTGCTCAAGAACATGCACGTGATATTTGGATACAAGCGTCTAGATCTGCCTGTCAGTTTGCTCGTGAACTAGAAAAGATTAAGGTTCATAAGCAGTGGGCTAATCGTTTGCTTGAACCATTTGCCTGGCACACTGTAGTTTGTACCTCTACAGAATGGGAGAACTTCTTCAACCTTCGCGCACATCCAGAAGCACAACCTGAGATTCAAGAAGTAGCGCGTCTCATGCGTGAGGCTATGCTTGCCTCAAGACCTAATCTTTTGGGTGAAGGTGAATGGCATATGCCATTCATAACCGATGAAGATATTAATGACTCTCGCGACAATCTAACTTGTACGCCAGATTATAACTGGTTGGTGAAGTTAGCTACTGCTCGTTGTGCTCGCGTGTCATACTTGACACATGACACAGGTAAGCGAGATCCTGATAAGGACTTAGAGCTTCACGACCGCTTATTAGAGAATGGACATATGAGTCCATTTGAGCATTGTGCTCGCGTAGCAAGCTTTGAGGTTCCAGGAGATTTACCTGAATTTATCGGTAATTTTCGCGCTCCATGGGAACAATATAGAAAATTAATTCCAAATGAAGCAGTATTTAGAGGTGGCAAATGAGTTCAGAGGAACAAGCAGAGGCAAAGCTAAGAGAATATGGTGCACTTTTCGCGCAGTTAATGGAATCTGAACGATTCAAAGAACTTCTTGGGTTGTATTTCACGTTTCAGCAGCTTGTAAACGAAGAGACAAAAGAAATCACTGTACAGGTGATTGAAAATCCTCCTGAAGAGGTAGCTAGAAGAATGCAGGCTAAAATGCATGAATCAGAGAATCAGATACAGATTGTATCTGGTAGTGCTGCTCAGTCTATTTTAGAAACTGTTAAGAAGCAAACAAAGAGATTTCGATGAGTGAAGACATAGCTATAGGTCAAAAATACGGAGCTTGGACAGTTATTGGTCCGAGTGCGGATTCTTCTAAGGTTTTTTGTCGTTGTGACTGTGGACGAACCGAACGATCTATACGTAAATACGATCTAAAGAATGGCAAAACCTTGATGTGTCGTCGTTGTTCTGTAGCTATCTCTAAAACTACTCATGGTGCTTCACCATACGGGAAATCTTCTCCTGAGTACAATACTTGGGTTCACATGATTCAAAGATGCCACAACCCAAATAATAAAGATTACAAGAATTACGGTGGTCGTGGTATTGAAGTGTGTGAAATGTGGAGGGAATCTTTCGAAGCTTTCCTTCTCATGGTTGGTAAACGTCCTACATTAAAACATACTATCGAACGCATAGACCCGAATGGAAATTATGAACCGGGCAACGTTCGATGGGCAACAAGGCATGAACAAAATCAAAATACACGAAGCAATGTTAAATTAACAATAGAGGGTGAAACAAAGACTGTGAGCGAGTGGTCGAGAGATCCTCGCTGCACAGTCTCTATGTTTACAATTTATAAACGCTTGCGCAGAGGATGGGAACCTGCTAAAGCTGTATTCACACCCAACAAAGGTAAGCATGTATCAGAAGATACAAACGAAGCATGTGAGACAATAGATGCAAAAAATAAATGATATTAATGGAAGAGAATTCTCCATATTTGAATCACACAGTTTAACTTGCACCAAAAATGGACATAACAAGTTTTGGCGAGGTAAGCTAGGAAAGCAAGACAACGCTAAAACACCAGAAGATATCAAGAAGCCTTGGGTAGTTCTTTTAGAGTGGGGTCGCATTGGAACCGTAGGTAGTAAAGAAGAGAAACGTTTTCTTCGTGAACATGCTGCTTTAACCTATATTCATGGACGTCTAAAAGATAAGCTAAAGAAGGGTTACGAATATGAACCAGGTAGCCCTGTAATTTCTGGTAAAGTTTCACATATACCCACTGTTGTAGAAAATGTAAAAGCAGTAAAATACGTAGATACCGAATGGGACTTGCTGTAATATGGCTAAGAAACGTGTAAATGGTAGAAAAAAGGGACAAGCAGCTGAACGTAAACTTGCTAAGTTGTTTGCTGATTGGTGGGGCTCAGATTTTGCACGTACGCCATTGTCCGGTGGCTTTGCAACAGCCAAATTCAGAGAAGATTGGAATGCTTGTGGCGACCTTGTTACACCCGATTCTACTTTTCCTTTTTGTGTAGAGAGCAAGAAGGTTGAAGGGTGGAAGTTAGAACAGCTTCTCACGTCAGATAAAACTTTGATACATCAATGGTGGAAGCAGACTGTTGAAGAAACACCAGAAGGTAAGAAGCCTTTATTAGTGTTTACACGCAATAGGGCTCCATTATTTGCAATGATGCTTGGATTTCATTTCTATGAAACAATGAGTATCATTACTCCATTCTTTGAATACAGAATCGGTGAAGACGTAGTATGTATATTTGAACTAAAATATCTTTTTGAAACAAAGAAAGATGCTTGGCGGTAATGGCTAATATAGACTCAGGTGCTTGGTTTGCTGACAAGCTTGTCAGTGAAAAGCTCTCGAAGGCACAAGAAGAGAAACCACTTCCAAAATGTACTATTTGTGGTAAGATTCCACTTCATTGTAAGTGTGAGTCTAAGGAACTCAAGAAGTAATGAAGAGAATTCAGTTCGTAGTAATAGGTAGACACGTACTATTGCCTGCTACCATCAAATATTTGATACAACAGGGTTATGCACTTGTACCTACAATAGATCAAGTGGATCCAATAAATCCTGTGTTTTTGGTAGTAGGAGCAGAAGTCTATAATCGTACAGCCGCATACAACCTATTAAACGAACTGCGCGCAGGCCAAACATTAGATTGGCCTGTGCTTCTTATTTCATCATCTAGTGTGTATTCTGATCGTGACTATTCTTTGCTTTTGCGTGAAGTAGAACCGATGGACGAAGCTCATGGTCATGTGATTACTTCACCTTTAGATGAAAGTGCCATTAGACCACTTACTGCTTTGATGGTTGAGCATATGTTTGTGCAAAGACACAAAGGCAAAACTGTTGTAGTTCGTCCCTTTAATGTATACGGACCAAATTGTCAGCATGGTGTTGTTCGCGCCTTTCTTGAAGCTTGTAAAACAGATAACATACTGACTGTTCACAAGCCTGGAAGACAAATACGTACCTTCTTATGGGAAGAAGATTATACCAATGCTATTGGTGCGCTTGTTCGTAGACTTCTAAAAGGGTGTAGAGGCATCTATAACGTCGGATCTGATGAACAAGTAGAGATCCTTTCCCTTGCAAAGAGCGTAGGACATGCTTTGAACAAAGAACCTCAAATTGAGTTTGTCGAACCTACAGAGCGTCATGCGTGGTGGAAACTACCAGCCCTTGACAGGATCCGCGTAGATGCTCATTGGCGACCAACTATGTCTGTTCGCAGTGGTTTATTTCATATGGTTCGAAATGGAGCTTTGCACACAGTGTAATGCAGATCGTGGTCCAGAGATTCGTGGCTATTGGAATTGTATTCCAGAAAATCTAGACATTCTAATCACACATGGTCCACCTTACGGTGTGTGTGTGATATGACTCCTCGTGGAGAACGTGTTGGTTGTTTTGATTTACGAGAAGTCATTCTAAATAAGAAGCCTAGAATTCATATTTGTTGTCATATACATCACGGGTATGGTTTAGGAATGTTGGGTAACACTCTCGTAATGAATGCTTCAACATGCACAGAACGATATAAAGCAACAAATCCTCCACTTGTCATAGACCTTTGAATCTAGTACACTTAGGGCTGAGTAACTACTCAGCCCTAGGAGTATTGGATGCCTGCATCAATCATAGTTAATCAGGCAACTCTGTCACCAGGCGTAGCAGGAAAAGCACGCTCAGACGGCGTTGTTGGACAACTGGTAACTTGTACTAATAATACTGTAGAGTCGTCATATCTTTGGACGTTAGTTGATGTTCCAATACGCTCTGCTTTGGTACGAGGTACTACTGGAAACGCTGCTTCGTTTACCTTTACGCCGGATGTAAAAGGTACTTATATAGTATCTTTACGTACGAACGGCTCTGCTGCCCCAGCAGAAAACGACAGCACCTATATCGCTATCCGCACATTCGCGCCACGAACGCTTGGCTGGCGTTACCAAGGTAGCGGTGAGACGACTGAAGACAACGAGGACTACCCAGGCTTAGGATTTCCTGGCAACACGAACGTACGTGGCTGGGCAACTAATAAAGACCTCATTTTTGAGGAAATAGAAGATGGTATTTGGGAAGTCCAAAACGCTATCACTACTTTCTCTGGTTTAGTTTCTCGTCTAGTAATGACTGACCCTGCTACAGGTAAAGTCAGCACTACTCTTATTTCTGGTACTGCACCAACAGGACCAGCTGGTGGCGATCTATCTGGGACCTATCCTAATCCTAGTGTAGTTGCGCTGCGTGGACGTGCAATTGTGACTCCATTCAATCCTTTGGATGGACAAACGATTTGGTGGAACAACAGTACTTCTCAATTTGAACTCACTAGTGACATAGTTGCACAAGCAGCTGGTGTCTCTGCTGCTATGCAAGATGGTACCTTATCTACACCTTCAATACGCTTTAAGAGCGATCCGGATACAGGGCTTGTGTACAATGCAGGTGTAGCCATTGTACACGATGCTACATTAATCGCACAGTTTGACACTACTCAACTTAGGTCTTACGAGTCTATCTTACCTCACGTAACCAGCTCCCTAAATCTTGGATCTTCGACTAATCGTTGGGATACTGTTTATGCGAATCGTTTAGAGCAACCAGTTTCTAACGAACGTTTGCGTTTGCAAACTATTGGTGGGTCCACTGTAACAGAGTCTGTACTCATAGATACCACACTTAGCTTAAGTGCGTCTACTGCAATTAGACAAAGCATGGTATCTATTACACCAGAAATAAACCAATCTGGCACAGCCCTAGGTTACACTGCGTTAGACGTAAATGTTACAGAAACAGCAGTAGTAGGCACAGACAATAGGCTGCTTGATCTTCGTAAAGGTGGGGTTACCCAGATGACAGTAATGTCAGACGGACGTGTATTAGCGGGCTTTGGAACAGCTACCTTGCCTGGTCTATCTTTTGCAGGAGATCCTGATACTGGATTATACATGACCGGTGCTGGAGCTGAATTGCGCTTTGCTGTTCAAGGCAGCGGTCGCTTCCAGATGGGGGCCGACAACTTTTCTCCATTAGTAGATGATTCTTACAACCTTGGTGGTAAGACGTTGAAGTGGAATCGTATGTTCGTTGGTGCTGGTACTGCAGCTACTCCTTCCATTTCACTAGGTTCTGGAGGTGATGACGGCCTGTATTTGGTAGGTGCGGGAACTGTAGGAATAACTGCTGCTGGTGTGGATGTGCTACGTGCATCAGCTCCTGGAGGAGCTAATGAACAAATTTTAGTTCCTAATGGTATTACAGCTCCTTTCTGGAACGTAACACCTCATTATTCGTTTATAGGCGACGAAGATACAGGATTTGCAAATAGCGCAGCTAACGAAGTTTCTATTGTCACAGGCACTAACGTTCCATTAACTGTAACTACTGGACAGGTACAAATAACTGGAGGTTCTGTAGGTGCTCCAGGACTTGCTCTCAAGTCCAAACCAGATTCTGGACTCTTTGATACTGCAACATTAGGTTTGCCTGGTGTTGGTATTTGTTATGATGGTAACTTTGTGGCATTGGCTACTTACGATCCTGGTGCTGGACATGGCATATTAATGACTGGAGATGGATCATTAACTACACCAGCATTAGGTATCGGTAACACTGAAACTGGTCTTTGGCGTGCTGGAGATTCTCTTGTAGTATCTGTAAATCGAGGTGAAGCCTTTAGATTTAGAGACTCAACAGGCGGTGGAACAGATTTCCAGGCTGTAGCGCCGGTTGGATCAGCAGCAGTCCCAAGTTACTCATTTAGCGGACAAGAGTCCGATGGATTTTATTCGTCTGCTGCTAATGCGATTAGTGTTGCAATTAACGCAACACAGCGCTATGTCTTTTCTGCCGCTTCATTTAGTCCTGCTGTGGATAACACATATACTTTAGGAACAGCTTCTTTACGTTGGTCTGATTTGTTTGCAGTGAATACTACAATCGGAGACTTAACTCTGAAAGACCCAAATGGTGGCGCTGCTCACTGGAAAGTAATTGAAGGTGAAAATGAAATTTGGGCTTATAACATTCGTCTAGGTAAGAAGTTTAAGATCGTCATGGACGAAGTAGAAATCACTTCAACAGATACAGAAATAATGAATGTAGAGAGGGCAAGATTTGTATGATAAAGCTAGTAGATCATAAAAATGGTGGAGTGTATAGGGATGCAAATGTGTTTGAAGAAACAGCTGCTATTACAACTGTAGGAGATGCTCCCACAATATTGTGGAGATACAAGGTGACTGACTTCACACATATGTGTATCATGGCACAAGTAGCTGCTAGTGGAAATCACAGCGGTGCATTTATTCGCGCTTGTCGAGTATATAGGACCGGCGGCTTAGCTACTCTAGGAAACGCAAACACAGACTCATTGCAAACTATTTTTAATGATGTGAGTTCAAACCTTCGAGTATATTTTACCGTAAATGGAAGTAATGTTTTTATCATGGTTGAAGGAATTCCTGGTGACAGAGTTAATTGGGTTGCGAAAGTAACCGCAGTAACAAGTAGCGATGCATAGTCGGAGGTGGATTTATGGATGTAGAATTAGATGAACTTTCTTTCACAAGATTGTTGTTAGCTCAAGAACAGCTGAATTCGGCACAATTAGCTGTAAGCGTAAGACAGCTTGCTCTAGAAAATCTCACCACAGC